TGCCTGTGCTTATACCCAAAAGGTAGTTAAGTTTGGTAAGATGATGACTGCCAGAGGCCATGAAGTCATACACTACGGCCATGAAGAATCTGATTTGATTTGTACTGAACACGTTACTGTGCTTTCGACCGATGATTGGAAGAAGGCCTATGGTGACCATGACTGGCGGAAACACTTCTATAAGTATGATACAAATGACCATGCTTATACCACTTTCTATAAAAATGCCATTGAAGAAGTCGGTAAACGAAAAGGTAAGAATGAATTTATATTACCATTTTGGGGTGCCGGTGTTCGGCCAATATGTGATGCACATCCAGATTTAATTTGTGTAGAACCTGGCATTGGTTATGCAGCTGGACATTGGGCAAGGTTTAAAATATTTGAAAGTTATTCCATACATTCTGCATATTATGGATTACATTCTGTTGGAACCTGTAATGAAGATTGGTATGATGCAGTCATACCAAACTATTTTGATACCAATGACTTTGAATATACAAAAGAAAAGGATGATTATTTTCTTTTTCTAGGTAGAGTATATGAGGGTAAAGGTGTAAACATTGCTGTACAAGCAACAGAAGCCATTGGTGCCAAACTAATCATTGCTGGTCAAAGTAGTTTAAAAGAAATGGGTTACACAGAGACCCCTGCTCATGTAACTGAAATTGGTTATGCTGATGTTGAAACAAGAAAGAAACTAATGTCGAGAGCCAAAGGTGCTTTTGTGGCCTCACTATATAATGAACCATTTGGTGGTGTTCAAGTAGAATGTTTGTTCTCTGGTACACCTACGATAACAACTGATTGGGGTAGTTTCACGGAAAACAATATTCATGGTGTAACAGGATATCGATGCAGAACATTTGAACAATTTGTGTGGGCTGCCAAAAATATTGAAAAAATAAACCCACAAGCGTGCAGAGATTTTGCAGTAAACAATTTTAGTTTAGAAGTAGTAGCAGAAAAATATGAAGAATATTTTCAATCTGTTTTAAATGTGTATACTGGTGAAGGTTGGTATGAAAAGAATGAGGAAAGAAAGCATTTAAATTGGCTAACCAAATATTACCCAGCATAAATATAAAATAACAATAATACCCTTGGGGAAAATGAACCTTGGCAACTAACTCAAACTTTGTAGTTAAGAACGGACTGACCGTTGGAACTACAAACGTCATCAATTCTTCTGGCGCATGGACTGGACCTAATAGTGGACTTGTAGGTGCTACTGGTGTTGTTGGGCCAACTGGTCCAACGGGGCCAACTGGAGGTCAAGGAGCTACTGGTGTTTTAGGACCCACAGGACCAACAGGTCCTACAGGGGCTACCGGTGTTTTAGGACCTACAGGACCAACAGGACCCACAGGCGGTCAAGGCGCCACAGGAATTACTGGACCTACTGGTCCCACAGGACCTGGAGGTCCTACAGGACCAACTGGACCCACAGGAGCTACAGGACTTACTGGACCTACGGGGCCAACAGGACCTCAGGGACCAACAGGCGCTGGAGGACCTACTGGTCCTACTGGAGCCACAGGAGCTGCCAACTCAACTAACGTAGCTGGTCTGGTTGAAAATACATTTTCAGCATATACAAACATAGCATCAACCACACCTAAAAATGGTTTTTACGGAATGTTGTGTGGCGTTAATTATTCATTCCCTGCTTTAATGTTTGACGCAAGTGGTGGTGGCTTTTATAGAGAAAATGGTGGTTTTTGGTCAGTTTATCATAGTTATGCAAATGCTTGTGTAGGTATTGGCAGTTCTGGTACTACAGCTGGTTATGCTTTACAAGTTAATGGAAACGCTTATGCTACTGGAACTGTAGTAGCTGCAAGTAGTGTTACTTCACCAATATACTATGCTTCAAATTCTACTTATTACGGTGATTTTGATAGTACAGCTGATGCAGCATTAAGAATTCGTGGTGGTGCTCTTTTTGGACCAAATACAACTTGGGGTGCTTATCTTTTAGTTGGTGGTGACGGTAGACAAAATTATACTAATAGTGGTACTGTAGCTTCTGTCTGTTCCACAAATGGTAACTTACACATAGATGCTGCAAGTGGTATGACTACTTTTCTTAACTATTACGATGGAAGTAGTTTAATAGTAGGAACAGGTGATAGTTCAGGTCAAGCAATGCAGGTATACAGTACGCCATACACAGAAATTTACGGTTCAACTAGGTCACCAATCTTCTATAATTATTCTGATACTGCTTTTTATATAGACGGAGAGGGCACTTCTTCATTGACTACTGTTATTGTCGGTAATGGCGGTGGTTATCCATACGGTACAGCAACAACTGGCAGTCTATACTTTGGTTCTAATGCAGACGCTTCTTATAGAATCTATACACAACTAGAAACCGTTGGCGCTTCATATACTAAATTAACACTAGATTGGCACACAGGTATTAGGATTGGTGCCTCTACTGCTTATGGAGGTATTCGTTTTTATAACAACGCTGTTGCTGGTGGTGGTGCAAAAATATTCTCTGTTGGTGAAAGTGATGATAACGTAAGGGTAAGAGATTACATATATGCACAAACATTCTATGATACCAATACTGCATATTACATAAACGGTGATTCTACTTCATCACTAAACACAATTTCTGCAAATATAGTTGGTGCAAATAGGCTTAGCGCTCCCAATAGTGGATTGATATCTGTTGGTGATGACTCTGCAACATACACATACAATGATGGATCAAGTCGTTCAAGAGTTTATGTTTCTTCACTATATCCAGCGATTACACTAAACAGTACTTATGGTGGTAGTAATGCCAATCATGGACCAACATTACAATTTCAACACAATGGTTACGACTCAAATAGACAATGGGTAATTGGAACTCCAGCCAATGGTACTCATTTAGATTTTGGTACGGGACAACCTTCTGATAAAAATCCACATCATGGAATATCTAGTTATCCTAGCACAAGTCAACCAACAATCATGAGAATTACTACTTCTGGTAACGTAGGCATTGGTGGTTCTTGGGGTAATTGGGGAGCAGTTGCAAATCCATCTTATCCTCTGCACGTTCAAGGTATAGCATATGCAAGTAGTTATATGGTTGCATCAGCATTTTATGACCATAATACTGCTTATTATGTAGATCCGGCCTCTAGGTCAAAACTTTATGAACTAACATTAGCAAATACAAATACATTTCTTCGTCTTGGGAACGGAGAAGTAACTACAACTAATCAAGTTGGTATTGGTTGGGCGGATGATAGTGCAAGTTATGCTATCTTTAAACCATATGGCGCTTGGATACAACCAATGCATATTGCTTTTCATACAGGCATTAAGATTGGCGCACAGTCTGCTTATAGTGGAACACGCTTCTATAACACCGAACTCATGGCCACACAGATATTTTCAGTCGGTGCTGGAGACAATAATGTTCGAGTAGAGTATGATATTCGTTCACCAATATTCTATGATACAAACACTAGTTATTATGCAGACCCCGCAGGTATTTCCAATTTAGCTTATGTTAATTTAGCTTCTGTTTATACTGGAAATAAAACCTCAGGTGCTGGTGTGCTTGTTAATCCGTCATGGCAAGAAGTCAACGGTTTGGTTGTTACTGGTGTTTATATACAATATGGTTTTAGTAGGGTAATATGTACTTTTACTTGTACTCAAAGAAGTCCCGGTGCCAATGGTAAAATGCACGGAGTTTATAGAATAAGAGCAGTTAGTCAAAATACTGGCACTACTTTTTATGTTGGAGATTCTTCTTGGGGTTTTGGTATTAATAGATTAATTCATGGTGAGATTGACCAAACTTGGGCTACATATACACAAACAGTTAATTTAGCAGCTTTTATTAATCAAGGAAATTCATTTGTTGCTGGTAATACATATAGTATTTACTTAGAAGTAAGAGATGCTAGTAGTGGTTATTGGTATGCAGCAAGTGAAGCAGATAGTACTTTTGTACCTTATACTCCAGCACAAATGCAAATATGGATATCTTAAAATGAATATACTTATACAACTAATTAAAATAAAAGAAAAACTAAATGTCAGTCAAAACTTTCATTGCATTGGAGATGTACCAACCAATGAAACAGAATATAACGCTAATGTAAAATGGATTATTGACCATGATGGAAATAATACTCCAATATATGGAACTACACAATTAATAACTTGGCAACAACTCCAAGAAAATTCTGATGAAGCTCAAATTAATATTAAATTAAATTTGGTAAGAGCAGAACGAGATAAACGATTGAAAGAAACTGATTGGTGGGCTTGCTCAGACAGAGTAATGACTGAACCACAAAAGATATATAGACAAGCCTTGAGAGATATAACA